AGAAAAGAAATTCTTCGTGGATTAACACCTTTTTTTAATGGAGATTTTAAATTACTTCCTTCTTTTCTTTTGAAGTAAGCTCTACCAGCAGCATTAAGTCCACCTTTGGGATTCTGATATTTTTTAGCAACCAATTAAGTTCCCACTTTCTTTTGTGCTAATTTATGTGCAGCTGTAAATGACTTTCCATTACGCATTTCTTTTCTCATCATAGTCATATGCTTGGCAGAATGATGTTTAGAATGCTTTTTAAGAGTGTTTTTTTGTCGATCTGTTAATGATTTAGACATATTATGTCCTTTCTAGCTAAATTGCCTATACTTTCGTACTTTCGCAGCGATTGATTTTGGCTGTTTAGATACTTGTTTACCTTTTTTCTTTGCTTTTCTCTTTTCTTTTGTTGTTCTCGCATATTCACTAGAACTAAGAGCTTTTATTGCCTTTTCAGGAAGATATCTTTCCCCTGTTTCACTTGATTTCTTTCCAGATTTGGTACGCCATTTCTGTTTACCCCAAGCTTTAAGGCTTCTTTGACTTTTTGCGAGTGCCATTCTTCTTCTTCTTTAATAATTTAAAGTCTGCTTTTGAGATTTTACCATCTCTATTCTTATCTAATTTCTTTTGATTACCTTTAAGCATTATCTATATCCTCCTCCAGCTTTCTTGTAAGCCTTAGCTAGTGCCTGTGCTTTACGAGCTGACCATTTACCAGCACCAGTACCATGACTTGCTTGTGCCTTGATGCGATTAAATATTTTTTTACGCATTGTAGGTTTCGTATAGTTACCAGCTTTATTTACTGTACTTTTTTTAGTCATAATTTTTATTGCCTAGCTAGGCGTGAGAGTAACCCTCTCGTAGTTTTCGTCTAAAGACAATTAACCTTAAATCTTTGAATTATTTTTGTCTATGCACAATTTACTTTTTTTAACTCTGTTGTGTGTAAGCATCTATCACTACCTAGAGCTGTTAGTTTTTAACCCCCACTGCTAGTTTTACCCAAGATCGATACTAACCTTTATATCTCCTACGTGTGTATGCGATACCTTCTCTGGTGTTCGTAGTCCTACTCTATCTAGAATATCCTTACTGGCTTCTAGTTGGACATACTCACTCTTGGCGTTATTAGATAGTTCTACCATCTTCTTACTAGCTGTAACAGCACCTAGTCCTATAGTCTTAGCTACTTGTTCCATCATGTACCTTTGTACCTTTGGTAGACGTAGCGTACGACTAGCACTTACTCTAGCTGCTTCTGTATTGTTTTTTGTTGAATATCCAGCGATTATTCCAGCTTCCTTTATGGTACAACCTGTTGTTACGATGGTATCAACTAACTTCCGTTGTTTATCTGTTAGATCGTCATTCATATCGCCTCCGTTGGATAATTGTAATCATTGATAAATTCATGTCAAGAACATTCGTCAAGTAAAAACAGCACATCACTATATATTGATCACGAAACGATTATTGTACCAGTACTTGATTTCACATGTCAACCCACAAGGGGTACTAATAGTTCATGGAGCCACGATCGTTCCGATCTGTCCACGAACGATTATGACATGAATAAAATCAAGTCTGGCTTTGTTGGGAAATATCTTTCATTCAATATGATAATATATCCCAAGTGGGATTGAGAATGATTGACTATAAATAGTCAACAAAAGGAGTATCCAATGACTAAATCAACTAATGTAGAACTAAACCAAGCAGATAATGTAGAGAACATTCGTAGTGTTCAATCTGCTAAATATGAAAACGAGTTAGAATCACTAGCTATCAGGTTTGATGATCAACTTGTTGAGCCAGTTAGGGCGACTAATTACTCTGATGGTACTGAGTACAATATGGGTGAGATGGATTTCACAATTCAGATGAATCAAGAAATACCAGCACTTCACAAGAGATTGGAAAAGGTACTCAAGTTTATTCAAATGACTGAGGATTCAATCAAAAGGATTGATGCAAAGATCGGTGGTAAGACAAAATCTTCACAGGATTTGTTTCAGCAAAACTTGGAGATTCTAGCAAAGCAGCGTGAAGAACTAGAACAAAGACTAGAAACACAGCACTTTGGTCGTAATCTTATCTTAGCTGATATCAAAGCTAGGGTTGATTTCTTCAAGAAATGGGTTGGCGAAGATTGGAAACCATACAATTCAAATGTTCGTCAGTCTAACATCAGTCAAGAAAAGAAGAATTTTCTTTGGACCAAGCAAGGTCAAAAGGTAAAAGCATTTTACAATGCTAATGCTGGTAAGATTGACAAAGCAATCGACAATAGAGATGGTACAGTTCAATCTCAAATAATACCAGCTATTGTTTACTAATTAATATATACTATCATCTGGTGGGGTTATATTCCCCATCAGATTTCTTAAAAAAAAATCGGTTTGAGTAAACCGAAGAAAGCGAGTGCTAATGAGATCACACACAGTGTGGGTAGTCTAAAGAAATAGTTTATACATACCGTATAAAATAGAGAGATAAGACGAAAATAGCTTATCTTGAGATAGACACATTGTAGATCGAGGATAGTAACAGCTAGACCCATGAGCTTGGCAGTGATGTAATGGGTGCTGGTATAAACTGCCCAGACTAAGGAGAATGATATGGAACTTTTAATTATAGAGCTAATCCTTTTAGCCATAATTCTGTCAAAATGAGGAGTTAATTATGGATCAAGAAGATAAAGAGAAACAATGGAAAATTATGAAATATTATTTTGAATGTTTCATGTATCTATGTGGTAGCTTAATACTCATAGGTATATTTTTATTAATCGTAATATAGGAGTATGTATGAGTATAGCAAACGAATTACAATCTGCAGCTGATAACAGACCAGTTAGAAGTTATTGGAAAACTATGGCTATAAGAGTAGAACATCATAGGCAGATAAAAGATATGGCTGATTATTATAAGATATCTATGAGCCAAGTATTAGAAATTATCCTAAAGAAATCGTATACCGAGTTCGTAATGGAAGAATCAGAAAAGATAAAAGAAAGGGAAAAGAATGATAAGTAGAACAATGAGAGGTGCTATGTATGCTGGAAGTTTTCTAGGTAATAGTACCGTATGGAGATATGCTAAGAAGAGAGGTTTGTGGTATTATAGACTATTGCTATCAAATAGATTTGCAGATGTAATGTCAGATATCTTTGAGATGACCGAGTTAGAGAAGAAACTAAACAAAGATAATTGGAATAGTCCAGTAAAGAAAAAGATATTTATGGTTGATGAAGATGGTTACATCTTTGACAACACTACTGGTGAAGTATTCGGTAATGTAAAAGATAAAGTAAACAATAAGTTTGATATGGATATTGAGAAAGATGAGAACACTATCAATATGCCAGATGAAACTAAGGAGTAACAATGAGTAAAATTGGTAATTGGAATTACAGTATGCAAGAAGATGCGGAAGCAATGACCAGAAATGAGTTCATCAAGAAACATGGTATCAATCAAGTTGATATATGGGATACTGCTGAACGAAGAAGAAAGGTAGAGCATGAGCTTATACCTAGTGTTAATGATGTAAAGAAGGAGTTAAAACATGGCTGACCCACAAATGGATTTGAACAAAAGTATTACATTGTGTTTGGAACAGATAACCAAAACAATGAAACTACATATAGATCGTATACAAAGTATGGAAGCGAGACTTATGAAGTTAGAAGGATATTATGAAGATCCTGAATCAGAATTGGATAAATCATATGGAGGTACTAAATGATGAAACTTAAGATTGCAGATAAATGTAATTTTGATTTAGATAGACGACCTATCTATACTTTTCATGACAACAGTTATGAACAAGTGCCAGACAAGATTGCATTATATCATGGAGATAATGGTAAATATATTTCTACCGTATCAGAAAAGAGTTCAAACAATCTAAGATCGTATGGAGAGTTTGTAGGTATGTTAAATGAAGGCATAGTAGATTCAGATATGAATACTGATGATATTAAAATATCAGATAACATATACAATGATGGTAAAAGATTCGCTAGAATCTTGGATTTTCCAGCATACAAATTTGACTATCGAGGTGAGATGTTCAATCTAAGATTATGGAGTTGGACAGCTTATGACTTGAATTGGGCAGAACAATTTATATTCGGTCCAATCAATATCATTTGTATGAATGGTCAGTTTACTTCTAATTGGAAGATACAAGGTATGTCCAAAAAGAACTGGAACAGAAAAGCTAGTATAACTTCATTAGATATCAAACAAGGTATTGATGAGTTTCTTAACTTTCCAGAAAGATTAGAAGTGTTGAGTAATTCAATGGTCAACAACTGGCAAGTCAAACATTTGTTTGAGAATACAATAGCTCATATCAAAGATGATATACACCCTAGAGTATCTGATTACAGAATGAGACAGCTGTCTACATTATGGGATAGATACAAAAGTAAGTTTGGTATGAATTTGTATTCGGTTTATCAGACTGCTACCGACTGGGCAAGTAACCCAGAAGGTAAAGGTATGCCTATGAACATGACAAGAACTAGATCACAACAGATTGTTGATATGATGAAAAGCAATGATTGGATTGAGTTATGTCAAAGAGAAATACATAAAGCTAATGGCTTCGCTCCGAGAGAGATAGCAGCTATGGCTGGATAAGAACACCTGAACTGACAGGTGAGGTAGCAATAATACTACCCGGTCAGGTATTTTATTGCTACCGATAAAGAACACTCTGCTGGAATAATGAGGTAGCTCCTCATAGGTATTATACTGCCTACATAGAAAGTATGAAGCAGAACTAGGGAGTATCGTATATCGTTAATTGTACCTTAAACTTTACTCCCCCAATGGTTTATATTGACAATCACTGTTAAATAAAATTATAGAACAGTATGGCAAAAGAAAAAGAACTAGGTATTTTTTTTGATGAGATCATACCGCAGTTTATTGAGAAAAGAAAAAGATTAGGATATTCTCAATCAAGGCTTGATGATATTATTGGTTGTGCTAGAGGTCTAGTATCAAAATGGGAAGTTGGTATACGGAAACCAAGTGGATTCTTATTTTGTTGCTGGGCAAATTCTCTTGAATGTACAATAATATTAAAAGACAAAGAAAACAAAGTACACCAAAAATAAAAGTTGGCACATACTTTGACACATTATCGCCAGAATTAAAGATTAAATACAAAGAAGATAATAAACCGAAAAACTGCAAGTGCAGTGGAGTAGATTTAGTATTTGGTAATGGTACTTATTGGTACTGTGGTAACTGTAAGGAGGTAACATGACTAGAATTAATCCAAAAAGAGAAACAAGTGATCCAATGGTATATGAAAAATCTTTTGTTGTTTATTCATTTGATGAAGAACTAACAATAGAAGATATAAATAGAGTATTGAAAGAGTTTGATGTAACTGCAAGAGAGATAACTGATGAAGAAGTTATATACAAACCATGAGCAATATTAGTCCTGATTATTATAGTAAAAGTAATATGCAGCTGTCTGCTTTTATAAGACAGAATGGATTAGATTTCGCTACAGGTAATGCTATCAAGTATATCATTAGACACAAAGCAAAGAATGGAAAACAAGATTTACTCAAAGCTATGTGGTATTTGAGTGATATACTAGAGGAGGATTATGGGAGTGAACTTGCTAAAAGCATTAAGCAACAAGTTACAGCAATGGAAAATACAGAAGCTACCAAAGGTGATGGATCACATCGAGGCAAGACGATCGAGGAGATCGTTCGTAGTGAGACTGGCAGCACAATATTTGGAAGCTGATATGTATTTTTATTTCTGTGAAAATTATTTATCAAACAAAATAACTGACAATCGTAAAGTCAAAAAGATTGAAGATTATATATGGAGGAGATTTAAATATGGGAAGTCGCAAAGGGATTTGGAACGAGATAAACGAGAACTTCGTAGACGACGACAGATTAATGAAAGGAGTATTGACTAAATGGGAAAAGGAAATGGAAAACTTAAAGCACCCCAAAGACCAAGAGGCATTGGAGGTACTGACGCAAGTCGTCTTGTCAAAGGCGAATGGAAAGACTTATGGCTTGAGAAAGTTGGCAGACAAGAAAGAGCAGATTTATCAGGTGTATTGCCAGTTCAGCTTGGAATCTTTACCGAAGAATTTAATAGACGATGGTATCAGGAGGTTACTGGCGAAAGGGTTGTTAATATAAATAGTATATGGACACACCCACAATATGATTTTATTTATGGTAGTCTTGATGGAGTAGCAAAAGGTAAAGTGTTTGAAGCTAAACACACAAATCCTTTTGCAAAAGATGAGAACACAATAGATAAATACTATCCTCAGTTACAACATTACATGATGGTTACTGGGTTTAGTAAAGCTGTGTTATCTGTATTGAAAGGTAACATGGGATACAATGTGTTTACAGTAGAAGCTGACAAAGAGTTTCAAGCAAAGCTAGAGATAGCTTGTCATATATTTTGGTATATGGTTGAAACAGAAGTAGAGCCAGCTGATTATGTAGACTTCAATTTAATGGAGAAGATAGCAAATGGAGAAGATTCTAAAGTCCACTTTGGAGAAGAAGTACCCACTGAAAGCTGGATACAAGGAACAAAGCACTAGCAAAGAAGCTGCAGCTAAAGTTGATAGTAGAGCAGCTATACTTAGAACAGAAGCTATTGAAGTGTTCAAAAGAAAAGGATCATACGGTGCTACTTGTGAAGAAGTAGCCGAGATTATGAATGAAGATATTACATCAATTAGGCCTAGAATAACTGAGCTTAAGTTGTTGGAATATATAATAGATTCAGGCGATAGGCGTTTGAATCGTTTTCAAAACAATGTAAAAGTATGGAGATATAATGGGTGAATTTATAAATGAGCCAATAGACTCAAGTAAAAATAGAGATGTTTGGGATCAGATGAAAGAAACTGATCCAAGATTTACTAAAAGAGTAAACAAAGGATTTGGTGAAATAACTACCATTGATCCACAATGGCAGATTATGAGAATGACAGAAATGTTTGGCCCAGTTGGTAAAGGTTGGAATTATAAAGTTAATTATAATTATACTGATCAACTTGTATTTGCAGAAGTATCAGTTTGTACTTCAGCATTTTACTATGGACCAATATGTTCTGTTCAAAAATTATTCAGAAAGACTGGCGCACTTGATGATGAAGCACCAAAGAAAGCTATGACAGATGCTTTGACAAAAGCGTTTAGTCATCTTGGTTTATGTTCTGATATATTTATGGGTAAGTTTGACGACAGTAAATATGTTCAGAAACTAGAAGAAAAGTATTCTGGTGTTGCTGATAAGAAAAAGATCAGCAAGACAGTATAGGTCGCCTATAGCTGGGGATCGTGAGTAGGTCAGCTATGGGCATTGTTCTTCATTGCCTACTCACACACAATTTGTTAGGAGGTAACAATGATTAACAAAGTAATAATATTGGGTAGAGTTGGCAGTGACCCAGAAGTAAAAGTATCTGCTAGAGAAGAAAAGTTTGCTGGTATGTCAGTAGCTACTTCTGAAAAATATAAAAATAAACAAGGCGAGTGGCAAGAGAAAACACAATGGCATAGAGTTGTTTGTTGGGATCCAAATGTTGCAGCAACCATTGAAAAGTTTGTACGCAAAGGAACTACTGTATACCTTGAAGGTCAGGTAGAAACTAGATCGTATGATCAACAAGGTGAAACAAAGTATGTAACTGAAATAGTTTTACCTAAGTTCAAAGGTGTACTTAAAATGATTGGAGGCAGCAGTGGGCAAACTACTAAGACTTCAGCGTCTAGCGAAACTAAAGAGGACATACCATTCTAGAGGTAACGAAGGTAAACATAAATGTCATGATTGTAATAGAGAATATACTCAACCACTTATGATACCATTTATAGGTACTAACAATACTTATGATGATAATACAGAATGGTTTTGTTTAAGATGTTACAATAAGAGATTTAGTTGATAGACATGGCTTGGGTTTCGCATTTCGATGCCCTTCCCCTGAGCTGATATAATGCAGTTTATAGAATTTCTGTTCCTAATTATATCGTTTCAACTAAATAAAGGGGTAAATGTGATTGAACGCACATAAACCCCTTTTTTTTCACTACTGGGAGGAAAGTGAAACTCCTGTGTATGATTTATCAAAGAACATCTAATTAGATGCTGTATGCTCAAATATGAGCTACTTTTTAACTAAACTTCCACCAAAATACAGTCCAATGATGGCTGACATCAAATGTGTATCTAATGGAGTAATAACTACACCAAAATATTCTTTGTCCATTACAATTTCTTTTTGTTCAACTAAAAATAAAAACCCTCTACTAAATTCTGTCCATGTAATCCATACCGAAGTATCAAAAAATACAGGAACTATTTTTGGCCATATGATAATACCGAACACAGCAGATAAAGCTATGATTCTTCTAGTCCATTGAAAACCTTTGTTGTCATATTTTCTAGCTTTTTCAATATGAGACATTTGATTGTCTGCTCTAGCTAATAACATTTTTTGTTGATCTTGTTTTGCTTTAATACTTTGTGACCAGATGGACATGACGCCACCAAGTACAGAACTACCTAACATAGTAATCATTTCAACTGGCAATCCACCTAACATATTTGTACCTCCTGTGCTTGTTGCACTGTTAATAACATTATCAGCTAAAGTACCAGCAAAGGCTGATACAATAGCCAATATAATAAACTCCATGTATCTTAACCAATATTAGATACTAGGACAATAAGAAGTATAATCACAAAACCGATAATGCCTATTTGCACTGATCTTTTGAGACCACTCCACATGCTCTTAAGTTTTTCCATATTCACGCTCCAATCTATCCATTGAAACAAAATTTGTTTCTTGAATATGATTATCCCAAATGCCTAGCTCAGTAACACACCAAGACCAACCATTCATGTTTAGTTTTGCGTATTCTTCTATATGACCGTATGGCAAACTACAACCGACATTTACTATTCTCACCCATTTGTCGTAGCCAATTTTGACTGCTTTCCAGTCTCTAGCTTTATGAGTATGCCCAAATACTAGGTCATGTAACGAATCATTACCTATTTGTATTTCAGCATTTTTACCCCCATATTCCTTACCCATTATGTTTAATGGTGCATGAACAAAGGCAACTCCAGCCACATACTTAAATTCTCCATATTCTGTATGTGTCCAACCATAATCTTCATAAGCAGAATATAATTCATGTTTCATCATACCAGCTATCTCTGGTATTTTTTCTTCAAATTTATGGACACGCAGCTCATGATTACCAATACAAATATGATGAGGATAATCTTTTATATATTTATCTAATCTTTTTAATGCTGATCTCATAGACTTTATGTCTACCATAAAATCATCTTTGAGCTTTCCTTGTTGCGTATCATTCTTTTGGAAGTAACTAAGAGAATCAAAACTAGAAAAATCTCCTATATGAATAATATAATCTGGTTTAATCTTTTTAATATGTTTACCAATCCAATCAAACCTGTCCTGTTTTATATGAGGACTGTCATGAGTATCGCCAATAACAATTACTTTATGACCTTTAAATTTCATTTGCATTTGAAAAGTATGAAATAGGAAAAGAATTAAAAGCTAAACAATAAGCGTCAGTTTTTAATGTTTTCTTATATGATTCTGATTGGTTTTTATAAACCTCCATATAAGATTCTTTTGCAAATATACATTCCTTTTCAGATTTGTACAAATGTGCTTGATATTTAATACTAGGCATATCAGGTGTATGTAAGAATAAAACTAATAACCATATTTTCATTAATATTTATCCTCTATAATTTTATAAATTTTTAAATTACCTTCAACATCTGGTCTAAGTTCTGCTTTAACTTTACCACATTCGTACCGAATAACATTCTCTCTATTAATTGCTAAATTTCTTTCAGCTTCTCTTTTAACTCGTAGACAATCTGATAAACCATCTGTCATCATATGCCCATCTAAACTACCATTAACAAACATACATAAACTAAATACATACTCAATGACCATTTCCGTTCTCCCTTACTTTATCTTTTAATTTTTCAACGTCAGCTTGTAACTTCATTACCTGATCTTTTAAAAAATCGATATTCACTTTATTATGCATTCCTCCTTCCAGTTGTTCTGTATGTTTTTCTACTTGTGTAGCAAGATGTTCAATTAACATAAATTGCTCACTGTCTGCTGGTAATGATCCCATCTCACCACGAGGCCATTTAATTCTAAATTCAGTATTTTTTTCTACATCAGCAACCATTAGCTTACCTTGTGTTTCAATATTATTTAATCTTTCAATAATACCAAAGTATGCCCATACTGCTGTTGATACTGCAGCTAATAATCCTAATAAATTTTTAAGAGGTAATCCTATTTCAGTTTTATCTGATACTTTCATTTATGCACCACATGATTCACAATCATCAGGACAAGTGCAATCACTCATTCTTAACGCACCACAATCAGGACAAGGGTTTTGACAATTACAATATACTTCTTTGCCACAATCACAGAAATGTTTAGGATTAATCATAGTTTATCCATCTCCTCTTTGACTTTTGTCCAAGTTAATTCAGAATGAGGATTATCTTTTGTTGTAATAGCTGTTCCGTTTTCTTCTCCAATAACCCAATCTATATCATTAAATGCTTCTTCTTCTTTTCCGTTTTTACCTTTAACTAACCAAACAGCTTCAGGTTTTAAATTCATTAATGATTGCATTAATTTTTCCATGCTCATGCTAAAATCTCCGATGCTTGAATATGCCAAACACTATCCTGATGTGCAAAATAACTATGGTTAGCTGAAGATTTAAAAAATACAGTATAAGTTATTGCACTTGTAGTATTGTGTGTTGTATCTATCCATTGAATATTAAAAGGAACATAAATTACTGCACTATTACTTCTTACTAAAGCCATATTATCGCCAGTTCCTAAATAAGATGATGTTGCTGAACTATAAATATTTACTGCCATTGAATCTCCACCACCAGAATTATAAGGTCTACCAGTAAAAACATTTAGTTGAATTTTACTGTTTGTTGCAGATGGAGTGATTGCAACTGATTGACTTGTTGTTACATACG